ATCCTGAATCTAAATATTGGTTAATGAAAGGGTACACTAAAGAAAAAATGAGAAAACTATTTAACTATATGAAAGAATACAATGAATAAAATTGAGCAAGAAGTAAAAGAAATACTAGTAGAAAGTATTGATAAGTTGGTGTTAGATAGAATAAAACCAACTGATACTTTAGAAGATTTAGGTGCAGATTCTTTAGACTCTGTTGAAATAATTATGAGTTTGGAAGAAAAATATGATATTAAAGTGTCGGAAGATGTATTCTCTGACATTCATACTGTACAAGATATAGTAGATTATATAAAGAAAACAAAGTGAATATAAATTACACTTTTGCCCCTAAAGCAAACCAATTAGAAGACGCTATTTTCTTTGAACCTGAACCTATAATAGATTATTTATCTACTAACAGAAAAGGAACTGAAATTTTAAAGTGTCCAGCTTTCTTAGATTATTACAAAAACACATACCTTATTAAAGCTCCTATAGATTTAACATTTACGGTGTCTGAATCGCATATTGATTGCCAAAATTTATACCCCCAAGATTATCTAGAAAAAATATTTCTTAATAGGCATCAACCAGAGAATCTATATTCTACTGTTTCTTTAGCTTGGTATTATATGTTTTATAGTAATGAGTCAGTAATGATTGAAGTAATTCCCCCTACATGGCATAAAAATAGTTTTCAAAATAATATAAATGTAATTGGTGCAACTTTTGATATATCTAAATGGTATAGACCTTTAGAGTTTGCTTTTGAAATTATAGACGATACACAGCCTATAGTAATAAAACGAGGAGACCCTTTATATTATGTAAGGTTTAATACTTTAGAAAAAGTTAAATTAGTTAAACAAGAAACCTCTGAAAAAATTGAAGAATTAAGTGTTATGTGCACAGGGTTAAAAACTTTTATACCTAATAATAGTATGCGTAAAAACTATAGTTTAATGCACAAATTAATAAATAAATTTAAATCAAAGAAGTGCCCATTTAAATGACACAATTTAGTAGACTAGAAACTTTATCAAATGATGCTTTAGAGTTTTGGAATATTACAAATGTTAATAATGATATATTAGCTCAAGAAGTTCTAAAAAATATAGATAATAGATTATCTAAAGATGATGCTACCACTTTAGTTGAAGACACTAACATTGATATAGAAGCTCCAGAAACAAAAAAATTAATGAAAGAATTAACCGAAGTATTTAATTATAGAAATTTAGTTAATATGGATATATGGGGGCAGATACATAGAAAATATGAAAGTACTCAAATACATGATCACCCTCACGAAGTGGCGTGGGTATATTACGTAAAAACGCCTCCAAAAGCAGGGGCTTTAGTTTTTAGTATGCAACAGGGGCATCATAGACCTAAGCAACTTCAATTTTACCCTCAAGCTGGAGAATTAATTATGTTTCCACATTGGATGCTACATCAAGTAAATAAAAATTTAGATGACGAATATAGAATAAGTATCGCAGGTAATGCAAAATATGAGTAATATTAATGGTAAAGATATAAATAACCGAAAGCTTTACATAGAGGACAATTGTTTTTCAAGAGCTTATCAGGAGACTTTTTATAATTATGTTGTTAAAGCTGATAACTATCAAATAGGTTTTGGTGATACAGATGCAATAGAAAGGCAACAATATCAATATTACACCGCTAATATGGGCGAACAAGAATTATTTCACACTAAACTTTTTGATGAATTATATAAAACAGAAATAGGGCAAATTATTAAGAATAAACAATTAATAAGATGTACTATAAATTCTTCTACTGCTTGTCAGGTTAATTTTGCTCATACACACCCAAACCAACTTTCGCTTTTATATTACATAAATCTAGATTGGAAACCAGAATGGGCTGGAGAAACTTTATTTTATAATGAAGCGATAGATGAAATTGAATTTACCTCTATATATAAACCTAATAGAATTATATTATTTGAAGGAGAAATACCTCATTCTTTACGATGCCAATCTGTTGCAGCCCCTGAATATAGATTTAGTTTAGCGATGTTTTTTGAAAAATGAAATATAATATAAAAGATTATATAGTAGTGTTACGTAACATAATATCTTCAGATTTATGCGATGCTATTTTAAAAGAATATAAAAACGCAGATGAGTGGGTAAAAGCAAATACAGCTGGAGGAGTTCAACCAAAAATACGCAACTGTGATACGCTTGAAATATCACAACCTTTTGTAATACAAGATAGCAAAGAAAGAGCAAGACTAGATGCAGAGATGTTTAAGTGTGCTGCTAAATGCATAGAAAATTACAATAAAAAATTTAAACACTCACATGTGCAAGAAGATACAGGGTATGAACTATTAAGATACAATAAGGGTGAGTTTTATATAGAGCACGTCGATACTTTTTTAACTGCTCCTAGATTAGTAAGTTGTTCATTTCATTTAAATGATGACTATGAAGGTGGAGAGTTTGGGTTTTTTGATAAAAAATTAAAAATTAAAGTTAATAAAGGAGATGTAGTTATGTTTCCTTCTACTTTTATGTATCCTCATGAAATAATGCCTGTAGTAAAAGGAACGAGATACTCGATAATCACTTGGTTTAGGTAGTTAATATGGTAAAATAAGAGCATTGTATTAGGAGCAAAAATATGTTATCAATCTTATCAGGAATACTAGGTTTTGCAACATCAGGATTACCTAGCGTATTAAAGTTTTTTGAACAAAAAGGCGATCAAAAACATGAGCAAGAGATGGCTAAGCTTGAAATACAGCGAACTATGGAGTTAGCAAAAGCTGGCTATGCATCTCAAGAAAAAATTGAAGAGTTTAAAACTGACCAAGTTGAAATGGAAACGTATGCTCAAGAAAGAGTTGCGTTATACCAACACGACGAAAAAGTCGCGGAAGGCGCGTCTACTTGGGTTATTAATCTCCGTGCTAGTGTTCGCCCCATTATCACCTATATTTTTGTTTTTATTTTATTGGTGGTCGATTTCGTAGGATTATATTGGGCTATAAAGTCAGGACATAATTATGCAGAAGCTATGCATATAGTGTTTAGTAATGAAGAAATGGCTATATTAGCATCTATTATTGGCTTTTGGTTCGGGTCTAGACATTGGGAAAAATAAGTGAATACATCGGAGAAGGGCATAGCCCTTATAAAGTATTTTGAAGGAGTTCGTGCAAAACCTTATAGATGTCCTGCAGGGTATTGGACTGTTGGGGTTGGTCATCTTATCACTCGCGATAAGTTACCTGATACATGGCTAAATCGCGAACTGAAACCTGATGAAATAGATGAGTTATTAAAAAAAGATTTAATAAAATTTGAAAATGGAGTTCTTCGGTTATTACATCCTAAACAACCAACACAATCTGAGTTTGATGCTCTTGTTAGCTTTAGCTTTAATCTTGGTTTGGGATGCTTTCAACGAAGTACAGTTCGTTCAGCGTTTAAGCGTGATGATAAAAAAAGGGCTGGAGAAGTTCTTTTAAAATATTGTTATGCAGGTGGTCGCAAACTTAAAGGATTGATTAGAAGAAGAATAGCTGAACATGCACTGTTGATGAGCGGGGAATAATAAAATATGGCGTTACGAAAACTTGTATTTCAACCTGGAATCAACCGGGACAAAACTAATTATTCTGCTGAAGGTGGATGGTATTCAGGCGATAAAGTTAGATTTAGACAAGGCTTTCCTGAAAAAATAGGTGGTTGGAACCCTATAAACTTTACTCCTTTCATAGGCACTGCATCTAGCTTAATTTCTTATGGCACATCTGATGACCAACAAATTATTGGTATTGGTACTAATGATAAGATGTATGTGCTTACTGGGACTACTTTAGTAGACACTACTCCTATCCGAGCTACATTTACTTCTACTACCACTCCTTCCACAGATAATATGTTTGCTTCAGTTGATGGAAGTAATGTTCTTACTATTAGCCTTACTAGTGGAGCTAACGAAGGTGACTATGTTACCTTTAGTGGAGCAGTTGCAATAGGGGGCATTCCTGCTGTTGATATAAACAAAGAATTTAAAATATTTAATGTAGAATCTACTAACTTTCAAATTACAGTAGATACCACTGCTACTTCTAGTGTTGGTGCTGGAGGGGGTACAGGAATTACCGCTGCTTTTCAAATAAGTGTTGGGTTTGCAACAATTACTTATGGATATGGTTGGGGCACTGACCCCTACGGCAGTGGTGAATGGGGTGCGGGGGGTAGCGTTCCAGTTGCTATTCCAGCTCGTGTAATATATCAAGACAATTTTAACAATGACATTGTTTTTAATATTAAAAACGCAGATATTTATTATTGGGAATATGATGCAGGGTTAACTAATAGAGGAGTGCTTTTAAACAGTTTAATTAATGCTAGAGCAGTGCCTAATAAAGCATGTAAAACTATGTTTGCACCAAGTGGGCATTTACTTTGTTTAGGGGCTCAAGAATATAGTAGAGTTTTAACTGCAGGTGCTAGTATTAGTAGTATCGCTCGAACTGGAACAACGGCAACTGTTACTACTGGCAGTCCTCACGGGTTAGTTGTAGGAGACTGGGTAACTTTTAGCAATCAAGCTCCCGCAGTATATCAAGGCGAGTTTCAAGTGCGTACTGTTCCAACAACAACTCAATTTACTTATGTTTTACCTTATGACCCAGGAAGTGGTGCTACTACAGTGGGAACTTATCAAAAAATAGATTATTCTACTGGAGCCTATGATGGGCTTCTTATTAGGTGGGCTAATGTTAATGCTGATATAGGCCCTCAACCCGAAGAATGGAAACCAGAAATTACTAACTCCGCAGGATTTTTACGGGTTAAACAAGGCTCAAGTATTGTTACTGGGTTTATAACACGTCAAGAAGTTTTAGTATTTACGGACACTGCGTTAACTACACTTCAATTTACTGGTACGGATGAAGTATTTGCACAAAACGAAATATCTACTTCTATAAATATTATGGGTTCTAAAGTTGTAGCAGAAGCAAACAATATTGTATTCTGGATGGGTAACGATAAATTCTTTGCTTATGATGGTAGAGTTAATACATTACCTTGCACATTAAAACAATATGTTTTTGAGGATATGAACAAAACACAAGGGGAAGACTTCCGTTCAGGAATTAATAGTGAATTTAATGAAGTTATATGGTTTTATGTATCAGGAGCAGCAACTGTAATTGATAGGTATGTTATATATAACTACGAAGAAAACATTTGGTATTATGGTAGTTTAAATAGAACTACGTGGGTTGATTCAGGCACAATACCTTTCCCATTAGCTACAAGTAATGGTTATGTATATAGACATGAAGATGGTAATAATGATGGGCAGCCAGCAGGTGCGGCTCCATTGGCTATTGATTCTTTTATACAATCTGCTGATATGGGTATTGATGAGGGAGACTTTTTTGTATTAACTAAAAGAGTTATACCTGATGTAAACTTCACTAATTCTGAAACAACCGACCCTGTAACTGGAGCAGCTTTAACGCCAGAAGTACAAGTAACAGTAGGGGTACGAAACTTTCCTGGCGCATCTTTATCCAGTAGCGATGTAGGGGGAAATACATTAACTAGGGAAGTAATTACTACTGCAACTATTGACCAATATACCAATCAAGTATTTGTAAGAGCAAGGGGTAGACAAATGGCATTTAAAATAGCTTCAGAAGATGTAGGTGTGCAATGGCAACTAGGCATGGCACGAGTAGACTTTAAACCAGACGGGAAAAGAGGATAATGGCTAATATAACTTCAACTAAAGCTCCTAATTTATCGCCTCCTAAAACACAATATGATGTTGATCAAGCAGTTTTAACTTCTAATCAACTTAGATTATACTTTAATCAAATAGATGCTAATAATAATGCAGTCAAAGAATCAATCGAAGCTGTATCAACATTGCATTGGTTAGGAGATAATTGATGGCTTTTCAAACAGTTACACCAATAAGACTTGCTCAAGCTAGTATGACCACTAACTACTTAGCTATTTACACTTGTCCTACAGACGCAAGAACTTATATGAAAGATATTATGGTTTGTAATGGAACTGAAGGTGCTGGTACTATTAATATAAATATTGTACCTGATACTCAAGCTGTAGGAACTAATAATGCAATATATTTTAATTATCCTTTAGCGGCTCATACTACTTTTCAATGGAAAGGCACGCAGATACTAAACGAAGGAGACACTGTACAAGTCAAAACTTCTTTGCTAGAAAAAACTTTTACAACTACTGCGACTGATAATTGCTTTACTACAAATACTTCAAGCGGAACAGAAAGTAATGTTCAAGTAACTATAGCAAATCATGGAGCTGTTACAGGCGATGGAGTTGGATTTACAGGAGCCGTTGCTGTAGGAGGCATTACTGCTCCACAGCTTAACACATCATTTACAATAACCCGTGTGGATGATAATAATTTTACAATAACTACAGCAGGGACAGCAACGTCTGTTGTGACAGGAGGGGGCACTGGGATAACGGCAATATTTTCATATGCACCCTTACCAACAATCACTATATCTGGTGGAGAAGCCACATAAAACGGTTTATAACTAACACATTACATGATATTATACAACTTAATAAATAGGAATTAATTATGGGTAGAGCATTAGCAGCAATAGCACCAATCGCAGCAGGAGCAATGTTTCCACAATTTGGAATGACAATGGGATTGGGTTCTGGGATAGGAGCAGGAGCTTTAACGGGAGCTGGTATTGCTGCGTTAACGGGAGATGACCCATTGATGGGAGCTATCGGAGGCGGTTTTGGTGGCTATGGTGGCGGTGGTTTACGAGGAGCAATGGATGCAACTAAACTAGCAAGTGCAACACCTGCAGCAACACCTGCTCCGTTTGCTGGTTCTCCTGCTTTATCTCAAGCTCCAGTTAAAGGATTTTCACAAGTTGCAACAGCAGCTCCTACAACAGGTCAATTTACAGGTCAAGGGCTAAATACGGCATCGGGAGGAGGATACGATGCTCTTACTGGATATGGAGGAGGTATAACTCCTACTCTTTCTGAAGGTTTTCAAGCATCCCTTAATGACCCAGGAGCATTTGTAAATAATTTAGGTGGCGGAAGTACAGCAGCAGGTTATGGTAAATTAGCTATGACTGCCGCACCACCATTAATGGAACTTACAGCCCCTGAATATGAAGCTTACGATGAAACTGAAGACGAGTATGACCCTTATAGTCAATTAAATTTAAACATGGATACTGGCATAAAAGCCGCTTTAGAAAAAGACTCAGGTTTAAGACTATACGCTGAAGGTGGCGATGTAGGTGGAGGCGTGACTGGTGCAGGATTAGCCCCAGGAACTCCAGTTGCAGGTGCAGTGAGTGAAACAATAAGCGGTCCAGGAGGCACTGAAAGTTTTAGTGAGATGGTAGCAAGCGGCATGCACCCAGCTAATGCAGCAGCGATGTTAGGTATGGACCCTTCTCCTTATTTAGATATGGGTCCTGGTATGGAGTTTACAGGCACACCTCGTACATCACCAGTGTCTAGTGG